GATCCTATCCTCGAGGACTTGATCAGGGACGGCGTAAACATACAGGGCTTAAAGTTCACTAATCAGTCGAAGCAGCAACTTATGGAGGGATTAGCACAGGCAATCCAACAGGCAAGGATTGGCTATCCTGATGGGGTAATAGTGGACGAATTAGACATATTTGAGTATCAATTCACGGCTAATGGCGTTCGGTACTCCGCGCCTTCAGGCTTCCACGATGATTGCGTAATGGCTCTGGCGTTAGCGTGGCAAAATTTAGATCTAAAAAAGGGATCAGGGCGCTACGCCTTCGCTTAATCAATCAAAAAATAGTGGTTTTTAGCTTATTTTCAGGCAGTTATGATCGATATTCGGCTAATTTACGATCGATTTACCGCTTATCCTTCATATTTGCCGCTTATCACAAAGTATCCTTTTATGTGTAGAATATGAGGAAAGTCTGTATATTTGTATAACAAAACCAAAAAAGCTATGAAAAAAATTAAAATCACTTTCGGTACAGGAAACGATGCAATGATCCATAACATTGACGTAAACAATCCTGATGAATTAAGAAACTATTTATCAGACTTAAAAAACGCAGGTTGGGATCTTTCACAAATCACTTCAATCGTAGGCGGTTGGACTTTCTAAAATCTATTTAAAAAAACACTTATGAAAACAAACACACAAAGAGTAAAAGAAATCAGAAACGAATTAAAGAACGCACTTCCTGCTTACAAGTTCTCAGTAACTAAAAGACATTGGAACGGCGTTAGTATCGTGATCCTTGCAGGCCCAGCAAAATTAACTGAAAAAGATTACGAGCAAGTAAATGTTTACTACATTGACGAGCAACCTGAAGGTGTTAAAAAGAATGTTTTAAATGTTGTCAATACAATAGCAAGCGAAGGAGTTACGTACAGAGAAACGGGCGATTACGGAACGCAGCCTGATTTCTACGTAAACATTAGAATCGGTGATTTCGGTAAACCATATATTCATAATTAATCCCCCGCAGGGGTGCGCCTGCTTAACGCACTTATATTATGAACAGATTAAAAACCTTACAGGAAAAAAGAAACGAGCAATACAAAGCGGAAAGCCTATCCGGAAAATGGTTCTGGTATATAATGGGCAGCGCTTTATTACTAACGGCTTTAATAGAAAATTTATAAACTATGCCTTATTCAACCTGCTGCGGCGCACACACAAACTTTGATGAAATTGACATTTGTCCTGATTGCTTAGAACATTGCGATTGGGAAGATGAGGACGAGGATGAGGAAACCCCTCAAGAAGAATTACAACAAGATAGGGAAACCGATTCTTTAATGGAGCAAGATAAACTAAACAAATTATAAACTTACGCCGCCTGAAGCAATTAAATATTTAAAACAAATAGTAATTACTGGAAACTTTGGGCGGCTTTTTAAAACCTATTTTATGACTAAGAACAATTATTTGATGGGGCAAGAATATATGCTTCGCCTTGAAAATGAGTTACTTATTGAAAGGATTGCAAAGATTGAAAAGGAATTAGGATTAAAAGAAAAGGAAATTAAAGATTTGAAGATCCAATTAAAAATGGTTAATTTAGCAATGGCGGACGTTTCTTAAAACTTATATTATGATTAAAAACTTTGAGGAAATAACAAAGGAAATGACACAAGACGAAAAAAAACTTGTTCCTTTGATCATACGAGGATTAAGTACAAGGACAAAAGAAAATCCGATCAAGGGCGCGGAAATAGTCAGCGCAATCAATAGCCAAAAGGATAAGTACGGGATCAAGCTATTCAGCGAACCACGCCTTCGGAAGATAGTCAATTTTATCAGGACAGAAAGCATCCTTCCTTTAATGGGTACGTCAAACGGGTACTATTGCACAAAGGATCGGGCGGAATTAGAAAGCCAGATCGAAAGCCTAACGCAAAGATCAGAGGCGATATTATCAAGCGCAAACGGACTAAAAAAATTTATAATATGAAACCAAAATTTAAACTAATTTGTGATGCTGGAATGTACGAAGCCGATACCTTTTTTGCTTTAGTTATTGAAGTATTAAAGCACAGATTTTGGCATCTAAGGACGCACGGCAAATGGATTGATTAAACTAAAATAATATGAAACAATTAATTGACCTTCGGGATTGGGTGGATCAGCAATGCAAGACAGGGCAGCCCTTTACTTGCGCTGACGTACTTAATAAGATTAATGAAATGTTAGAATCCGACGATGATATTCAGGAACTTTTAGTAACTTCGTGCTATGAAATGGAATAACATTAGCGTTTGGCAATATCAGAATATTGTAAAAACACTTGCAAATAAAGAGGACGAAATAGAAAAGTCCTATAAACTTATAGGCATTGTTTATAATATGACTGAAAACCAAGTCGATAGCTTAACCCAAGCGGAATACAAGGCAAAGCTAAAAGAATTGGATTTTTTAAATACGATGCCAGAAGGGAAGCCCATAAAAGTTTTAAAGGTAAACGGCAAAAGATACCGATTCATCTATGATGTTACAAGGATGCCATTCGGTAGGTACGTAGAAAGCAAAGCATTCGTCGGGGATATATACGGGAACCTGCATAAATTAGGGGCTACAATGGTAATGCCACAAAAAAGGAATTGGCTTGGATTATGGGTTGACGATAAATACGACGCATCAATGCACGAAGATTATGCAGAAGATATTTTACAAGCTAATTTTCAAGACGTTTATTTTTCGCTGGTTTTTTTTTATCAAGTATTCAGAAATTGGATCGAGGTTACAAAGGATTATTTGGTAGCCAAGATGATGATGACAGGGCAGACGAAAGCCCAATCCAGCCAAGTGGTAACAGATTTATGCAGTATTTTGGATGGCATTATTCAGCCAAACTTATTGCCGACCACGAAAATATCAGAGTTGAGCAAGTTTACGACAGATTAACAATAGAGGCTTTAAACACATTGTCTTATCTAAAAGCAAAGGCGGATTACGATCGGGAGTTACATAGGAAATTATAGTTTTGTGGTTTACCCCTGCCAATATGGTGGGGGTTTTTTGTGCGGTATATTTAAGACGTTTGTCTATTTATTATTATGAGTATTAGTCAAGCACAGGCAAAGGCGATAGCAGACGGGTTTTTAGCCAAATTAGGACAACAAAAGTCTGACAATCCAGATATGCCTGTAATTGAGGCAATGCTTCTAAAATACGGCGCAGAGTTCCAGCAAGAGGCTATCGATAATTTAATTGCAAACAAATCTATTGCTTCTGGTAATATAGCTGACATTAGATTTCAGGTTACTAAGTTCGGAACGATTTATACATTATCAATGGGTTACCCTAAGAATGAGCCAGCGTCTAAGTATTGGGATTTTGTGAATCAGGGCGTAAGGGGAACTAAAAACATAAAAGCAGATAACAAAACGCCGTATGCTTTTAAAAGCAGTAAAAAATCAATACCTGTATCAGTTGTAGAGGGTTGGCTGAAATACAATAAACTTAAAACAGTTTCGGTAAAAAAATATAGCAAGCTTGGAGTAGAATTAAAAGCGATTGATAGCAAAAAGAGTTTAGCGGCGGCAATAGCAAGATCAATACATACAAAAGGTTTAAGATCTACGAGGTATTTTGATAAAGCAAAGAAAAGCGTATTTGGAACTGATTTCCAAAAGGTTATGAATGCAGCATTAGGATTTGACGTTGAAATAAAAATTACACAAATAGCAAACGAAATAAAAGATGGCAATAACAATACAAAGTAGCCCCGCAACTTATAGCAGTATGCACGATGACCTTTGGTTTGTAGCGAGTTCTACAAATGTGGGCGAAACTTCCTTTAAGTTTATTTATGATATATTCATAGATGGCGCACAGGTTAGCAGAACAAAGATATATCCAGCACCAAGCGCAGAGGGTAGTTACGGGATTTACAATTCAAGTCCTGTGGTTAGGGCATACGTTCAAAACTATTTTGAGCCTTCAGGCAATTCAATCCTTGTAGCTACTAACAATAAGATTAAGGTCGATTATCAAGTAAGGATAGGCGAGGAATATCTTAACGCTTCAGGATCAATCAGCAACTATAATTTAGCTTCCGGCAATCTTAGTGCTTATAATTACTACCCACCTTTATTTGCGGACATTCTATTTGTAAATAATAACACGCCTTTGGTTTTATCTGACTATTACGATAATTTACTTTTAGAAAATTACACGGATGATTGGTTGACAGAAAGGGATACGGATAACATTGTCTTAGAATATGGCGATAATTTTTATGCTACCTATTTAAAAATTACTGCGGGATCTTATAATGCGATTGTAGATGTTGTAAATGCAAGCGGTGCGGTTATCGATACGGCAAGCGGAAGCGTAACCTTGACAGGGCAAATGAATCTATTTAATTGTCAAGCGGGGCATATCAATACCTTTGCAGGCAGAACATTAGTAACAGAGAACACATATGGGTACAATGTTTATTTAAAAATAGGGGCGGCGGAATCGAGAAAGCTAAAGTTTATTCAAAAGTGCTATCCTAAATTTAAGCAATACAATTTACACTTCTTAAATAGATTAGGCGGCTGGGATACTATGAAATTTGCATTAGTCAATAAAAGGTCAAGCGAATTTAAAAGAGCTTCATATAGACGTAATGATTGGCAGTTGGTAGGGAATCAGATGAGAAATAATGATTCTTACAATAGGTACAATGAAACTACTTTAAACTACGCCATTCAGCACACGGATAAATACAAGCTAATTAGCGATTGGGTTAGCCAACAGGATTACGAATGGCTTGCGCAATTAGTAGCAAGCACTATTTGTTATATGGAGGTGCAAGGTGCTTATTTCCCTGTAACGATAGCAGATACAAATTACGAATATAAATTAGAAGTAAGCGATAAGCTATTTAATTTTGAAATTGAAATAGAAGTAGGCAAATACACAAATAGTCAATTTAGATAATGATTAGTACCGAAATATACATAGAAGATTATAGACTTGATTTAGTTCAAGATATTAGTACAGAGTTTACATATACGATTGATGATATTACTGACTTTGGCAGTAAAAACACAAATTATAGTAAAACAATATCCATAACGGGTACGGCTACAAACAATAAAATATTTGGCTTTATTTTTGATTTAGGAAATGCGAATGATACGGATGACAATTTACCGAATGTTAATTACAATTTCAATGCTTCGAAACAAGCTAATTGTAAAATATTTATTGATAAGATCCAAATATTTAAAGGGACTTTAAGGATATTGGAAATAGTAATTGATGATAAAACCATTGAGTATCAATGTTCTGTGTTCGGTGAATTGGGCGGTTTTATGACTGCATTAGGAAACAAAAGATTAACAGACTTAGATTTTAGCGAATACGATCACGTTTATAATGTAACTAATATTAAAGCAAGTTGGGATAGCGTTGCAGGATCAGGATATTTTTACCCATTGATTGATTACGGAAATGTAAGCACGGACAAAGTAAACTTTCAAGTAACGGCATACCGCCCGGCTTTATATGTAGCTGAATATTTAGAAAAGATATTTGCGGGAACCGATTATTCTTATACGTTAGATTTATTAGCAGGGGATCAAGAACTATTTAATAGACTTATAATTCCGCATAATCAAAAGAGTTTAACCAAGACTACAAGCAATTTTCCGGTAGCTACAAGGACAACAGACTTCGAAATTTTAGGAACAAGTCTTTATAGATTTACAACAGTTACAGGATCGGGATTAGTTGCAAGTTCGTCTAATAGTGTATTTACCTATGTAGGCGCAACTTCTATAAACTTAAAAATGATTTATTCATTTTCAGGGGACGCAACAAGCGGTAATTTTTATATATTAAAAAATGGCGCAAGCGTTTATTCAGAAAGTTTTTCAGGTGGAGTTGGCGTCGGTGGCGAGTTTGAACTATTAATTGTTACAAACGATGCAATTAGTTTTAGGTTTACAAATACGGCACCTAATAGAGATGATCCACCTATTACAATAACAGAGGGCGAAGTTTCTTTTTTCTCGGATTCTTTAGTATCGGCAAACGTAGCATATGGGGATGATTTAATTGTTAATGATACAATACCGAAAGGTATATTCCAAAGAGACTTTTTTTTAAGCATTACAAAAATGTTTAATTTATATGTTTACGAGGATACTTGGGACGATAAAAAGATATTGATAAAACCATTTATTAACTTTTATCCAGAAACAAGTTCTACGGCATTGGATTGGTCTAACAAAATAGATAGGGCTAAACCTTTGAGCATCAAGCCAATGAGTGAATTAAATGCAAGATATTTTCATTATAAGTTTAAACAGGATAATGATTTTTACAATGAGAATTATTATAAAAAATATAACGAAAGCTATGGGGATAGGATCTATGATACTAATTACGATTTTAGTAAAGAAACAGAAAGCCTTAGCGTAATATTTGCACCAAGTGTTTTATACCAAAAGACCGGAACAGATAAAATATATCCTTCTATTTATAAAGTATCAGATAACAATACTAAAGAAAATTCAATGGATAGTGTTATCAGGATAATGCAAGCTAAAAAGATAACAGGCAGAACGAGTTATAATATTTTAAATAATTTAACAGTACTTGATAGTGTTACAACCTATGGATATGGAGGGCATTTAGACGATCCATTTACGCCTACGAATGATATTAACTTCGGGGTGCCATTTGAAATCCAATTCAATGCTAATACATACCCTACGACTAATGTTTTTAATGCGTATCATAGCGAATACATAGCGGAAATAACAAGTAAGGATTCAAAGCTATTAACTTGTTCTGCTTTATTAGATACAGTTGATATTATGAATTTAGACTTTAGTAAGTTTTATTGGATTGACGGGATATTATTTAGGCTGAATAAAGTAGACGGGTTTAACCCAATGGAATACAAGACAACAAAAATTAGTTTATTAAAGGTTATTGAAACAAAATATTTTTTATAATGGCACAAAATTTAGATCTTAATGTTAATGTAAATACCAATCAAGCAGACACATCACTTGGCTCACTTAAAAAACAATTAAGGGAGGCGCAAGCAGAGGTAACTGCGTTATCTGATAAATTTGGTGCTACGTCAAAGGAGGCTATTGAGGCGGCAAAAAGAGCAGCAGAACTAAGAGACAGAATCGGTGATGCAAAAGCATTAACAGATGCTTTTAATCCAGATGCTAAATTTAAGGCATTAACCGCTTCACTATCAGGGGTTGCGGGTGGGTTTGCTGCGGTTCAAGGTGCAATGGGTTTATTTGGTGCTGAAAGTGAAAACGTACAAAAGACTTTATTAAAGGTGCAGTCAGCTATGGCAATTTCCCAAGGTTTGCAATCAGTCGGGGAAAGCATAGATTCATTTAGGCAATTAGGTGCAGTAATACAAACGACGTCAATTTATCAGGCTGCATATAACTTTATAATGGGTGATGCGGTTAAAATTACAAAAGAGGCGGTCGTTACAACAGAAGCGCAAGCTGTTGCTTTAGAAACAGAAGCAGTAGCAACTGTTGAAGTAGCGACTGCAACGACAGGTGCAACTATTGCAATGCGATTATTTAGAGCAGCATTAATTGCAACAGGTATCGGTGCAATAGTAGTTTTATTTGGTTTTTTAATAGAAAAATTAAATATTTTTACATCTGATACAAAGAAAGCTAAAGAAGCGCAAGATGAATTAAATGCATCTTTATCTGCGTTAACTGAAAATTTAAATTTAGAAGTAAAACAATTAGAAAGGGCAAATAAATTTAGAGTTGCAAAATTAAAAGAACAAGGCGCATCTGAAGCACAAATAACTGCAGAAAATAAAAAAACACAACTTGCAATTTTAGAAGCCTACGAAGATGATTATAGAGTAAGATTTGAAAAATATCAAAAGCAGTTAACTGATATAAAAAAAATAGAAGATAAGGAACAAAAAAAAGCTGCTGAGGATGCTGCTGATAATTTAAGAAAACAACTTATTTCTGATAACGAAAGGAATAAAGATTTAAGAGTACAAATTAGAGTTGACGTATTAACTGAAATTCAAAGACAGAACGAGGAGGATATACAAAGAAAAATAGAAAATTTAGAAAAATTAACTGAAATTGAATATAATGCTGAAATAAAAAAATATGAAGCATTAAAAGAATTAAGGCAAAAACTTGGCAGACAAGAAGCTATCGATTATAAAGAATTAGCTGAATTAAGGGATGAACAAAAAGAGGAAGACGAAAAAATTGCAGAGGAAAGGGCAAATGAATTAAGTAAAGGTTATTGGGGTAAAAGAGCGCAAATACAAATAGAAGGCTGGAGCAAGGAAGCCCAAATGGATAAGGAGTTTAAAGAGGCTCAATTAAGAGCAGAGAATGAATTACAAGATGCTAAATTTGCAGCAGTTTCCGCAGGCTTTAATTTATTAGCTACTTTAGCCGGTAAAAATGAAAGGTTAGCAAATGTTTTATTTATTGCTGATAGGGCATTAGCTATTGCACAAGTAGTTATTAATACACAAAAGGAAATAGCGGCAAATAACGCAAACCCTACTTGGAGTTTATTACCTGATGGAGGTGCGGTTATAAAAAAGGCAGCAAATACTGCGGCTCGAATTAGAGCAGGGGTTAGTATTGCAACTATTGCAGCTACAAGTATTGCTAAATTCAAGTCAGGTGGCGGAGGCGGAGTTCAAGATGGTGGCGGAGCTTCTGCGCAAGCCCCTATGCTTCCGCAATTACCACAAGCACAGACTACAAATATAAGCAGACAATCAATTAATGATTTAGGGAATCAAGCAGTCAGGGCATACGTAATTGAAACAGACGTAACAGGTAACCAACAAAGAATGGCAGCTATAAGACAAAGAGCAAGATTTAGTTAAACGATAAATATTCACAAATAAACTATTTAAAGATATGAATACAGAGATACCTATTTATATGTTGGACATTACGGATAGCATAGAAGATGATTCACAAGTGGATTTTATTGCTTTAGTAGATCGTCCTGCAATACAAAAGAATTGGAACGCATTTAACAAAACCCAAAAATTCGAGGTAATAAATGAAGATCGTCGTATTATTTCGGGCGCTATTATGTTGGCTGACACGCCTATTTTTAGGTCTGACGCTACTTACGGCGATTACTATGTTGCTTTTAGTCGCGACACTATTCTTAAGATTGTTCAAAAATTCTTTAAAAAAGGATTCCAAAGCAATGTAAATTTAATGCACGATTCTAAGCAACAATTCGAAGGGGTTACCTTATTTGAAAGTTTTATTTCCGATCCTTCGCGTGGTATTATGCCAATGAAAGGCTTTGAAGATGCGCCTGTTGGCAGTTGGTTTGGATCTATGATTGTGGATAATGACGAGGCGTGGGCTAAGGTTAAAAGCGGACAAATAATGGGTTTTAGCGTAGAGGGGTTATTTACCTACAAACCGAAGGAAGTAAACAAGGTTGCGTCAATGGTCGATGCAATCAAAAAAATATTATCACAGGTTAAGTGATAAACTATTTATTTTTTAACTATATAATAAAAAAAGTATGAACGCACAGGAAGCAATTTTAAAAATTAAGGCTTTGTTTGAGGACAACGCTGCGCCTGTTAAAGAAGATGAAGCTAACAATCCTAAAGTTGAGGAAACTAAGGTTGAAATGGCAGAATATTCGTTAATGGACGGAACTAAAGTTGAGGTTTCAGCTTTAGAGATTGGCGGTTTAGTAACTATTGAAGGACAACCAGCACCAGCAGGAGACCACGAATTAATGGACGGAACTGAAATTACTTTAGATGAGAACGGAAAAATTACCGAAATTGAAACTAAAGTAGTAGAAGCAAGCCCAGAAGTGGATACAGAAGTTGAAGCAGGAGCGGACTACAAAGATAAAAAAGATGAAATGGCTGAACAATTTGAAGCAAAGATTGCTGAATTGATTGAAGCTAAGAATGCATCTGACGCAAAAGTTTTGGAATTAGAAAATAAGGTTAAGCAAGGATTTGCACAAGTAGCTGAATTGATTGAAGCACTTTCAAATACGCCAAGCGAAGATCCTATTAAGAAACCAAATAGCTTTAATGAGTTTGTAAATACAAAAGGCATTAAAGAACAAAGATTAGAAAAATATAGAAACGCAATTTTAAACAATAAAAATTAAATAAAATGGGATTTGACGTATCAACATTAGCCGCTTATACAGAGCAAAACGAAGCCTTATTGGTAACTGATTCTGTATTAGGTGCAAAGACTGCAGCCTTAATTAAGAGTGCAGGTAACGTGATGGTAGGCGTAAAGAGCGCTGAAACTATCAACATTATGGACACAGACGCGATTTTCCAAGCAGGTGGATCTTGCGGATTTACTGCATCTGGTTCTACAACTTTTACTCAAAGAACAGTAACAGTTGGTAAAATTAAAGTAAACGAATCATTATGCCCTAAAGACTTAGAAGCTAAGTACTTACAAAAGGCATTACCAACAGGATCAATGTATGATTCTATTCCTTTTGAGCAAGAATTTGCTGACAAGAAAGCGAAGACTATTGCTTCTCAATTAGAAGTTTCTTTATGGCAGGGCGATACTACAAGCGTTAACGTAAACTTAAATAAGTTTGACGGCTTAGTAAAATTAATCGGTGCTGCTTCTGGAGTTGTAGCTGCTAACGCTTCTACTTACATTTCAGGTGCGCCTTTGAGTGCAATTAATGCTTCTAATGTTATCAGCATTTTTGATGGCGTATATCAAGCAATCCCTGCACAAGTTGTAGCTGCTGACGATATGACTATCTTCTGCGGTCAAGACGTATTTAGAACTTACACTATTGCATTAAAGAACGCAAATCAATTTCATTATTCTATTGACGTAAAAGCTGATAGCGAGTTTGTATTACCGGGTACTCCAATTAAAGTTATTGCTTTACAAGGTCTTAACGGAACTAACAAAGTTTACGCAATGCGTTTATCTAACTTGTTCTTAGGAACAGATTTGTTGAATGAAGAAGAAAAATTTGAAATTTTCTACGCAAAAGAAGCTGATCAAGTTCGTTTCGTATCTGAGTTCAAAATGGGTGTAAACGTAGCGTTCCCTGACGAGATCGTTAAGTTTATCTTAGCATAATTATAAGGGGGTGAAATATCCCCCTTTTTTAAAAATATTAAATTAATTTACAATGGCTTGTGCATTAACATCAGGATACACTTTAGATTGCCGCGATAGTTTAGGCGGTGTTACGGAAGTGTATTTTATAGAAGCAGCAAACGTAACTGCGACAACCGAAGCAAGCGGAGTAATTACTACATTAACAAAAGCAGCAGGTAAAAGATTCTACAAATACGAGCAAGTGAAGGATACATCAATGATGAATCAAACAATCACTACTAACGTACAAAATGGAACTGTATTCTATGCTCAAGAGTTAATGGTAGTTTTGAATAAATTACAAACTGCTACAAGAAACGAAATTTTATTACTTGCACAGAATACTTTGATTGCAGTAGTAAAAGATTCAAACGGCAATTATTGGTATCTTGGTAAAACAAGAGGATTAGATTTAACTGCTGGTACTGCTGGCACGGGTACTGCTCAAGGTGACAGAAGCGGATTTGCTTTAACCTTTACAGGATCGGAAGCTGCATTAGCACCAAGCGTTGCACAAGCGGTTTATTCTGTCTTGACAACTGCTGGATAAGTTTTTTCATAGGTTTATAGGTTTGCCGCCGTTCCTTCATTGGTTCGGCGGTTTTTTATTAAGGCATATGCAACAAATTAGCTTTTTAGCTATATAGTTATATGATTAGGTTAACAAAGGGACAAACCCAAAGCATTATTTTAACATTAACTGAAAAGCAGTTGCTAACAAATCCTAACTATCTTTTTGTATTTACAAATAGAAGTGCCAATACAGAAGTAAAGTTTATTCAATTAAACAATACAGACGTAAGTCAATATAAGGACAGATACAATGAATTTAGTATCGTTACAAATACTAACTTTGCTACTGCTTTGAATGGTCAATATGATTACGATATATACGAACAGACAAGCACGTCTAATCTTAATCCTGCTGGTTTAAATTTATTAGAATCAGGGATAATGGAATTAGTCGGAACGCCTTTCAATTTCACGGAATATACTACAACGGACACTTATAAAATAAGACAATAATGGATTTAAGAGTACTAACATTTGCAGAAGCCAAGCAGCCTGAATTTAAAGAAAAGAAAGGCGAAGGATATATTCAGTATGGCGATCGCAACGATTACCCAAATTACTTAGTTGAACTTTTTAACAAGTCAGCGAAGCACAATGCTATCATAAAAAGCAAGGTGCATTATATTACTGCAAATGGTTGGTCAGGAAGCCCAGAGGCGGAGCCTTTTATTAATAAAGTTAATAGAATGGAAAGCCTTGAGGATCTAACAAGAAAGGTATCTTTGGATGCCGAGTTATTTGGAGGTTATTATTTGGAAATTATATTTTCAGTAACAGGTCAATTAAGCGAAATTTGGCATTGTGATTATACAAAGATTCGTACTAATAAAGACAATACTCAATTTTGGTATAAAGAGGATTGGGCTGATAGGGCAGAAAAGGCAGAGGTTTACCCTGCTTTTAATCCTGCTAATCCATACGGCAAGCAGATCCTTTATATAAAAGAATACCGCCCAAATATGGGTTACTATTCATTGCCGGGTTACTTTGGTGCGCTTAATTACATTGAATCAGATATTGAAATATCTAAGCACGTTTTAGGAAACGCACAAACAGGGTTTTCTGCAAGTAAACTTATTACCCTACCAAATGGCGAGCCTTCGGATGACGAGAAGCGCAATATTGAAAAACGCTTTACAAATAGATTTAGCGGATCGGATGGCAAGAAGTTTATTTTAGCTTTCGTAAATGATAGTGCAAGAAAGCCTATCGTTGACGATTTAGGAACTTCAGATATTACAAAAGAGGACTTCGGTCGCGTGGATACTTTGATTCAAACTAATATATTTTCAGGGCATCAAATTACAACGCCGTCGATTTTTGGTATTGCAGAGGCGGGTAAATTA